GGCGCTTCAAGTACCACGCCGAGCAACCCTTCTGGCGCTGGGTGTGCTCGTGGGCCCGCGCCCTCCGACGCCCCTCTGACCTGGGATACGCCGATGAGGGTTTCGATCTCCCGCCCCTCATTGAGCGGCAGACGGTCATTGATTGTGATCGGCCGATGGACGGCAAGCTGTTCGTGCTCCCGGCCGTGGGACTGCACGAGCAACGCCAGGAACGGCGCCTTACTATCACGGAACGCTGCGAGGAAGTGGCCCGCAAAGTAGACCACGATCAGCCGGCGCTTGTCTGGTGCCACCTGAATCCCGAGGGGGATTTACTAGAGAAGTTGATACCGGGCGCGGTACAGGTTAAGGGCTCACAGTCGGACGAGGAAAAAGAGGAACGTTTGCTGGCCTTCGCCAACGGAGAGGCCCGGGTGCTCGTGACCAAGCCCCGCATAGGTGGCTTCGGATTGAACCTCCAACACTGCGCGCATATCACCTTCTTTCCCTCTCACTCATACGAGCAGTACTACCAAGGCATTCGGCGCTGCTGGCGCTTCGGGCAGAAACGGCCGGTAGAGGTGGACCTCATTACCACTGAGGGGGAGCTGGAAGTTCTCAAGAACCTCCAGCGCAAGGCGCAAGCAGCCGACCGGATGTTTACCGAACTGGTAGCTCACATGAACGACGAGCTACATCTTCGGCAAGACAACCCATACACACAAGAGGAGAAGATACCGGTATGGCTGTAATCGAGCAGGACATCAACGATCGCTACGCTATCTATCTCGGTGACTGTAACGAGGTCATGTCGAAGTTGAAAAGCGGGAGCGTGCATTTATCAGTGTACTCCCCGCCGTTCGGTGGCCTGTATCACTACTCGTCGAGCGAGCGCGACCTGTCTAACTGCCGCAGCTATGACGAGTTCTTCGAGCACTACGAGTTTGTGGTTAAAGAATTGGCCCGCATAACCATGCCGGGACGCATCAGTTGCGTTCACTGCATGGACGTACCCAGCGGAAACACCGGCAACGATCATCTGCGGGACTTCCCAGGCGACATTATCCGACTGCATGAACGCATGGGTTTTCACTACATCGCTCGTTATCACGTCTGGAAAGAACCGCTCGGAGTACGCAATCGCACGATGGTTAAGAACCTCGCTCACAAGCAGATTGTGGATGATTCCTCTCGCTGTTCCGTGGCGAGCGCTGATTATCTGCTGGCGTTTCGCAGGCACGGCGATAACCCCATCCCCATTGCTCATCCCAACGGCCTCCTGAGCTACGCCGGTGAACGGCCTATCCCTTCCGAACTATTCCCCTACCGCGGCTGGAAGGGCAACCAGATAGAGAACCGTTTCTCGCATTGGATCTGGAGACAGTACGCTTCAGCCTTTTGGGATGACGTCCGTATCGGCCGGGTGCTCCCCTTCAAACAAGCCAAGGATGATGAGGACGAAAAGCACGTCCACCCCTTGCAGCTAGACGTGATCGAGCGGGCCGTGGTGCTCTGGTCAAACCCGGACGAGATTGTGTTCACCCCGTTCATGGGCGTGGGCTCCGAGGTGTATGGGGCACTCATCAACGGCCGGCGCGGTATCGGGGTGGAACTGAAACCGTCCTACTACCGGCAGGCTCAGCGCAATCTCCAGTACGCCATAGACGGATACACCGAGGGGCTAGAACAAATGGCCCTAATAGACGATGACGAAGAATGGCTTCCTGCGGAGGTGTCGGCATGCTAGTCCGCATCGACCCGTACTACCATCCCACGACGCGGGAGCGGTACTTCCAAGAGTTGGTCCGCGCTCAGCGTGACGCCGACCGCATCGCCCGCAAACGCAGGCTGGCCCGCAAGCGTTGGCGCCGGGAGCATCTGTATCCCTGGCTGCTGGCGATTGCTGCGGGGGTTTGTGTGCTCATAGGGATCATCGACTGGGAGGCGGTGTGGTGAGAGTCGGCAGCCTCTTTTCGGGCATCGGTGGCTTGGACTATGGCCTAGAGCGCGCCGGCATGACCGTGCGCTGGCAGGTAGAGAACGAGCCGTACTCCCAGAAAGTGCTTGCCAAACACTGGCCCGATGTGCCCCGCTATGGCGACATCAAGGAGATCGATCCGAATGACCTCGAACCCGTTGACCTCATCTGTGGGGGGTTTCCCTGCCAGCCCGTCAGCCTCGCGGGAAAACGACTCGCCCAAGCCGACGAGCGGTGGCTCTGGCCCGAGTTCTTCCGCTTCGTTCGCGTACTACGACCCCGCTTCGTGCTCGTGGAAAACGTCCCAGGTCTCCTTTCTGCCGGAATGTCAGACGTACTCGGAGACCTGGCCGCGAGCGGGTATGACGCGGAATGGGATTGCATACCAGCGGCCGCAGTTGGTGCCCCGCACCTGCGTTACCGGGTCTGGATTGTTGCCTACCCCGGTGGCGGGCATGGCCGACCGGGGCGACCGGGGCGACCTGAATACAGCGGTCAAGGGTTACAAGAGCAAGCACACCCGCATGTATCCAACGCCCAAATCTTCACCCAGCGGCCCGGACTTTGCGCGGGCAGGTCGGGACGGGAGCGGGGGAGACGATCTGGCGACAGCGATAGCCCGCATGTATCCAACCCCGACTGTCGCTTGTGCCACTGGGGGCCAGACGAGCAGGGGCGGGGACAGAAAGGACGAGCCGCTACTTGCGGGAATCGTTGGTGGCCAACTGAATCCGGCATTTGTGGAGTGGCTCATGGGGTTCCCGCTCGCGTGGAGCGACTTAGAGGACTAGGCAACGCCGTAGTACCCCAGGTGGCCGAGTGGATCGGTCGCAGAATCATGGAGGCTCAGTTGTGAACCTACCACGCGAAATCATCAAGACCCTCATTCTCCTGCTCGTGCTGGCGCTGCTCGTGGTGTTCGTGCCGGGGGGTGCGTGGTGACTAAGACGTGCTCACGGTGCAAGCAGACCAAGGACGTGAGCCTGTTCTCACGGGATCGCAGTGCTCGGGACGGCTACCAGAGACAGTGCAAGGCATGTCGGCGGGAGTCGCGCATCGAGGGCAAGGGCAAGGGCTACACGCTCTACGAGGCCGGAGAGCTGCGCTGGATGCCCGAGCACATTCTCCTGGAGGAATGCCCGCGCTGGCTATTGCAAGAGGCGCTTGGCATCGGTCACAACACCGCGTACCTGCTCAAGAGTAATCCGTGGGACCCACGCATCAGCTTTCAGGAACTTTGGAATGACGACGCGGTAAGACGGGTCCAGCAGTACCTGGAACGCCTGGATGCTATGGGCGTTGGCAGGATCACCCGCTGCAAGGCAACCAAACTGAAAGGGGAGGCCATAGAGAAAGGAAAAGAGGCCGCTTTGCCGAGCGGCCCCAAAACAGTAGCAATGCAAGTGTAAGGGGAGAGAAATGAGTTTGTCAAAACCAAAGAGCTTTGGAGGGGTGACATGAAGCGATATGTCACCTATTCAGAGCTACGAACTAGACGGCGCTGTCCGTATAAGGGCTTTCTAGAATACGACCAGCGCCTATCGCCCGTCGTAAAGTCTCCGGGGCTACGCGAAGGGACCGTCATGGACGCCGGGCTGAACGCGCTTTATGAGCATCACAAGCTGACGGGACTCCATGACGTTGACGTGATGCTTGCGGAGATCGACGAGGCCGCGACAAGAGAAGAGGCTCGTATAGAGTCCGCCGCCACACTCATGCAGGAAGAGTGGGAAGCAATCCGCGAGAAGACGCAACTGCTCCGGGACGTGGCAAGGCTCTACGTTCCTTGGGCGCAAGAGGCCGACGCGGGGCTGGAGGTTGTCACTCGACAACTAGAGGCCGACGTGCCGGTTGTCGCTCCGAGCGGGCGCTCATCCACCAAGTATCAGTACCGCTTCAAGCCGGACGGAATCGTAGTCAAAGACGGGGAACTCTGGCTCTGGGAAGACAAAGCCTGGAAAACCATCGATCGCCCGAGTCTCCAGATGCTGCAAATGGACGAGCAGTGCGGCATGTACCTATGGGGGCTGCGTCAGCTGATTAACCGGGGAGAGGCGCCGAAGGAACTACAGGAGGCCGTCGATAAGCACGGCCAGCCCGTGGGCGTTATCTACAACGTGCTCCGCAAGAAGCTCCCCACGATTCCCAAGCAACTCAAGGACGGCACCACGTCCAAGGACAAGGCCATCGATACCACCGAGGAAGTGTATTACCAGACGCTTATCGAGCGCGGCCAGGACCCGGTGGACTATGAAGAGATTCTCAATTTGCTGCATGAGAAGGGCAACACCTTCTTCATCCGGCAGCCGGTGTATCGGAACACTGCGGAGCTAGATGAGATCGGCAACCGCATTTACCAGGCCACCCGGCTGATAGCCGAGGGCCACACTTTCAAGAGCGTTGATCGAACCTGCTCCCAGTGCCAATTCCAGCCGCTCTGCCTGGAGTATTCCGATGATCTACTGCTCCACGGCTACCGCGTCCGCGAGAGGCGGCACGAGGAATACACGGAGGAGGCGGCATGAATCCCAAAATCACAAGCACCAAGGACATGTCGCTGGACTACGCCAAGGTGGTTCTCTACGGCCCACCGGGGAGCGGCAAGACAACGGCCGGAGCTACCTGGCCGAAACCCCTGTTCCTCTCAGCCGAGTCGGGCCTCCTGTCGGTGAGAGACCGCGAGATCGATGTATGGACTATCGACCAGTGGGAGGACCTGGAGGAGGCATTCAATTTTCTCAAGCACGAAAAGCACGAGTACCTCTCCGTGGTGATCGACTCACTGACCGAGGTTCAGAAGAAACTCAACGAGTACATCGTTCGCAAGTTCCCGGCCGTCAAGCGGGGTTATAACGATCTCGTGAGTGAATCGGACTGGGGAGCAAACATTGACAAGATGAGGAAGCTCTGCCGGGCATTTCGTGACCTGCCGCTGAACGTGGTATTCATCACGCTCTCACAGGACGTGGAAGTCGACGGCGAGAACGTCACCCGTCCGGCGCTGAACGGCAAGACCCTCCCCGATGAACTCTGCGGTTGGTGTGATGCCGTCGTGTACTGCCCCGGACCCCAGAAGGACGAGGAAGGCCGGATTAGCTATCCCGGCCAGATCATCCCGTCCAAGGGGCGCAGGGCCAAAGTCAGAGTGCCGGACGGCGTGAACGTTCCGGCCGTCATTCCTCTGGGATTCGATGCCCTTCATCGGGTGATGTTTCCCGAATCTTATAAACCCAAAGCCAAGGGGGTAGCCGCATGACAGTGTTAAACGTTGACTTCACCGGCGTGGAGTCCGGTGCCGGGTATCTCCCGGCCGGATCGTACAAGGCCCGCGTCAAGAGCATCGAGGTAAGGGCCGGCAAAAAGGGCGACTATCTCAACTGGTGCTTTGTCTCCATCGATCCGGGCAGCGAGGGAGGCGTTGGGTATCTCATGACCTCCCTTGTCGATGATGCGCTTTGGAAGCTCAAGGGCGTGCTGGAGGCCCTCGGAGCGGAGATACCGCAGTCTAAGCTCAAGCTCGACACCGACAAGTTCATCGGCCGCGTGGGAACCATCCACGTTATCGACGATCCCTACACAGGCTCAGACGGCGTGACCCGCTCCAGCTACAAGATCCAAGACGTGTTCCCGTGCACAGACGCTCAACCCGCCGCAGAGCCCACGCCACCGGCCGGAGATTACTCCGACGTTGACTTCGGCAACGACAATGAT